GAGGTCAGCTTCACGACCTACACCAAGTCCTGGTACACAGACCGTCACATCCAGGCGATCCTCGAGAAGCCCCACGGCCTGAGAAACCTCCGCATCTTCCTCTCAGTCTGGCCCGACGTCGGCTACAAAGGCGTCCCGGTCGGATTCCCCTGGCCCCTCGGCCTGCACGGCACCTTCTGGGTAACCGACAGCGCCCCGAATGGCCGGGCTCTCCACTGCCCCGGCCACTGCCCTTCGTGCCTTGCTTGCTGGAACTCCAAACCCGGCAAGGTAATCTGGATCAAGCGCCACTGAGCGCGGAAAGGAACCCCCATGTCCCACGAGTTCGAAAGCGGCTTTTCGGTAAGGCAGCCAGCTTGGCACGGCCTCGCCCTGACCCTCGACCACTACCCCGGCCGCGAGGAGGCCATCCGCCTCTCCGGACAGAACTGGCAGGTCATAGAGCGTCAGCTCATCATGGCCGAGACCACCAACTTCGAGTCGGAGCCTATCGACGACTGGAAGGGCCTCATCCGGTCCGACAACGGCACCTTCCTCGGTGCGGTCAAGCAGACCTACGAGGTCGTCCAGAACTCCACGCTCTGGGATCTCGCCGAGGTCCTCCTCGACTCGAAGGACCTCCTCTACGAGACCGCCGGTGTCCTCCGCGAAGGCCGCGTCGTCTGGGTCCTGGTGAAGCTCGCCGAGCCCATCCAGATCCCCGGCGACAACACGACCATCCGAGCCTTCCTCCGCCTCTCGACCACGCACGACGGTAGCGGCGCCCTCAAGGCCATCTCGACCGCCGTCCGCACGATCTGTTGGAACACCTTCAGCGCAGGCGACCGCGAAGCCAAGCAGAGCGGTCTCGAGTTCTCCTTCCGGCACACCCGCTCGATCAAGGACAAGATCGAGATCGCGAAGCGCACACTCGGCCTCGCGAAGAACGAACTCGCCGCCTTCCAGCAACTTGCGAACGAGCTGGCCGCCCTCCCCGTCAGCGACAAGGCCGTCAAGACCTTCGTCGAGACCTTCATCCCGATGCCCCTCGAAGAGGGAGCCGTGACCGACCGCATCCGCGACAACATCGAGACCGCCCGAGCCCGCGTGTACAACCTCATCAACGTCTCGAAGACGATCCCCGAGGAGCACCGCCGCACGGCCTACGGCCTCTTCAACGCAGGCATCGAGTACCTCGACCACATCCGCGCCTTCCGCTCTCCCGAGACCTACTTCGAGCGGACCTTCACGAACAACGGGGCGCTCAAGTCCAAGCTCGTCACCCTGGCCAAGGAGGTAGCCGCATCCTGAAAGACTAGGGCGAAACGGGAGGGGCTCCGGCCCCTCCTGTCGCAGGGTGAAACCCTGCCTGACGAGCCCGTCAGACCAACCTACAGGAGGTCCCCATGTCCAACACTGAGAACGTCCTGAAGCTCTACGAGGAGCTAGCTGAGGCTCAGAAACAAAGCGCCTCAGCCGAGGCCGAGATCAAAAAGATCAAGGACAAGCTGTGCGCCCTGATCGAGCCGAACACCTCGAAGCACGGTGTCAAGCACGTCCAGACCGAGAGGACCACAGTCCAGTACAAAGACGCTCTCTCCAAGATCGTCGACACCCTGGTCCCGAAGTCCAAGCATGAGACCGCCTCGACCATCGTCTCCTCATGCACAACCGTGACCAAGGTCACCAAGTTCGTCCTCGACATCGAGGTGTAGCGTGAGGTTCGCCGCTCAGTGCACCATCTGCGGACACACATGGTCCTGGTTCTGCCTGACCGAAGAGCAGGCCAGGGAGCGGCTCCTCAGAACAACGGTATGTCCAGGGCTCCGGTGCCATCCGTTCCGCATCTCAGCCCTGGACGATTGCATCCTCGAGCCCGTCGAAGAACAGGAGGTGCACAGCCCCCGAGAATCCTGAAAGCCCTTGACCAAGGTAGGGGGTCGGCTGTACCCTCTACCTTGGGTACCTCCTTTCCCAGCGTGTCACCTACGCGAGGTCCCTGGTGGGGGCCTCGGACCTCCGAGTGGCGAGACTGAGCAGGCTCTGCTCCTCTTCGACATGCATACCGAGCCCGTTGTCCTGTTGACTCTCCTTCCTTTAGACTCTCCTTCCAGGAGGTTCACATGACCTTTCCCCAGTTCTGTTCCCTCTCCTGCCTTCTCGGTGCCGCCCTCCTCTCTATCATCCTCGTCTACCACGCTGTCCACACACGTCGTCACCCCGATCCCCAAGGATCCATCTGGCGCCACATCTTCAAGGAGTAAAAGGCCCGTCGAGTGCCTATGCCCCAAACTCGGCTGGACAGGACGCACCGTGAGGCACGGGTTCGATGCGCGGGTTCGATTCCCCGGCGTCCTATCGGGGGGTGCAGTCCCCGAACGTGCACGGAGATCGCGGAGGGGGCGCCCGTTGGGCAATGCCTACCTCTTGCATCAACACGTCGTTCTTTATGAACCCGCCATGGGCTGTACGGTTTCCGAGAGACTTGGCCGAACTCACCGACCAAGCTCTCCAGGAGGCCTGATAAGCACTACAGCCAACCCGGAGAGGGTGACCACCTACCCCCTCCACTTCGGAAAGGAGCATACCATGCCCGAGCAGAAGCGGTGGTGGTTGTGGGAGTGGGACACCGGCGGGTCAATGGTGTCTGCCTACTTCAGAGAAGAGTCGAATCTCAAGACGACCGAGGTGATCCTGGTCCCCGTGCACTCGCGTGAGTGGGCCGTGATCCAGGCGATGCGGGGGGCACGGGTGCGGCCCAAGGGCAACAACGATAGTAGCGGGTGGCTGGTTTTCGACATCGCAGTAACCCCGGCAACCGAGTGGGAGCTGGTCCCGCCCGCCCCGCCGCCCTGGGTGCCGACGCGAGGCGAAAAAGTACGGTGGTACTCGGGAGGGTGTGAAGGGACTGCGTTCTACGAACGCCCCGCTACTCGAACCACGGGGCACGTTGTGACTATTAGCAGTGGAGTCGCGTGGTATGTCGAGGGGGTCGAGCGTCTTGAGGAGGCGGAGAGCGCGTGGCTCATCGAGGCAACCACACCTGACGGTCGCTCAATGTGGTGGACCGGATCGGAGGACGGTGAGTGGTCGTTCAACAGCAGGAAGGCCGTCCGATACGCGAGTCGGCAAGACGCGGAGGCGCAGATCAATGCGTGGCATCCCGCAAAGTGGCCATGGAGCAAGATCGTTGCCGAGGAGGCGAAGGGATGACCACGCGAAAACGGTATCGTGTCCTCGTCCGGCGCGTGCCAAGGTGGGTGCTGAAGGACGACAAGCGCGGGTATGTCACGGGTGATAGGTGGACACAGGACGTTGGGCGGACTCAGCTGTGGACTACCAGGAGGCGCGCCGAGGCGCTTTCAACCAATACGGAGCATGCCGTCCGCGTCTACGTGACCATCGAGGAGGTGCGGGGATGACCCTTACATGGAATGACCCCAAAGTGGTGCTACCACCCGACAATACCGATGTGCTGGCGGACACGCCCGAAGGACTCCAAGTCGTGAGCATGTCGTGGATTCGCTGCGAAGGCCCATGGAAACCACACTGGACAATGTTCAAAGGTATCCGACCCGTGTGGGTCAGGCGATGGCGAGCGATAGCACCCTTTGATGTACATCCGAATGGTCCACCGCAGGAGGTGCGGAGATGACCCGCACGAAGCCAGAGCTGGTACGGTGCGTGTGCGGGAGGAAGGCTGTCGTTTGGAAGTACAGTGCGAGTGAGTGGATCGTAAAGTGTGGCGACGATGATTGCTGGCGCGGCCTGTTTCGCAAGACCGAGCGCGGCGCAGTCGCGGCCTGGAACCGCGTGATGGGAGGGAAGAGATGATGGCGTACTTTGCAGTGTGGTTTTCGTGGGCTGTTGGAGCAACGCTGGTGATACTCGCGGCTATCCAGTATTACGAAGCACAAGCCAGGAAGCCAACATGGAGAGGCCAGGGAAGCATGTTCACGATGACACAACTTACCATCGTGGCAAGTGCCATAACAATCTCCGAGTTGTCGCTGTTGGCATTAGCTATCATGGGGACCGTGGCACTGGCGAGCCGACAGATGCCCGAGGCGTACAGATGATGGGAGGGCGGCATGGCTGATAAGAAGCTGTGGTTCTGCCCGATATGCGCGGGACCTGGGGGACCACTGTACTTCGATAGCAGGCCATGTGGAGACGCCATCGAGGTCGCCGTCCTGCCCGTGGCCGAGGTGGAGGGGCTACGTTCGGCCGCGACTCGGCTCAAGGCAATCGAGGACGTTGCCGTTGAGCTGCGGAACTGGATTCAGAGTGGTGGGCAAACGGCTGGATCGGAAGCCGATGTCCTCCAGCGAACCAACGCAGTGCTCGGGGAGGAGAAGCCGTGAGCGAAGGCTGCAACTGGACAGAGGATGAGGACGGCAACTGGTGGACGGAGTGCGGCGAAGGATTCACGTTCTCGGACGGGACTCCAATCGAGAACAGAATGCGCTACTGCTGCTACTGCGGGCAGCCCCTCGTGGAGCAGAAGTACGTCGAGCCGGAGGACGACGATGAGTGACGACACCAAGCGACCTGAGGCGCGGGAAGTGAATACTACCGGCGGGTACTTGTGGACGACCGACGACGACGCCCGCACGGTGGAGAAGATCCGTGCTGTTCGGGAGTGGATGCACTACAAGACCCGAGGAGGTGTACTTCGCAACCTGACGGACAACCCCAATGGAGTAATGCTCGCGGCGACTCTGTTGGCGCGGGTGGACGACTTGCTCGCCGTGATCGACCGGCAGGAGGAGCGCATCCGAGAGCTATTGGACGCCTGCCGTCAGCGAGACACGGCATGGGACAACGGCGTGACAGCGGCGCGTAACTGGCGCAAGGCCGGTCGCACCATCCTCCGTCTCCGTCAGGAGCGGGACGAGGCGATGGCGACCGGATGGCATGAGGCGTGGGACTTCTGGACAGAGGCGTTCGAGAAGAACTGGTGCATCGACTGGAGCGACACCGGTCACCGCGCCCGCTACCCACGGAAGGAGGGGTGAGGTGGTACGGTGGCAGGGGTATCGGGCGGCGCCCGCATGGCCCGAGGAGTGTTGCTGGATCGTCCGCAACCATCTGCTCTGCGCATGGACACCCACAAGAGACTGGCGCGTGCAGATCGGGTTCAGCCGCGACGACGCGGGATGTGTGATCGTTGTCAGTCTCGGGTGCCTGCATCTCGGCTGGTACTTCCTCGGGGCGCGACAGGAGAAGGAGGGGAAGCGATGACCGACGACGCCGACCGCTGGGTGTCGGTGACGGAGCGGCTGCCGGGCGAGGAGAATTGGCGGCCGACCTATGGCTGCAATGGCGAGTGGATGAACGGCGTCCTCGTGACGGATGGGACACGGGTCTGGTGCATGCATGTCCCTCGGGGATGGTTTGACCCACAGGGGGTCAAGGGGTGGGGCATTACAGCATGGCGACGGCTGCCGGAGCCGTGGAAGGAGGAGAAATGACCGGAGAGGAGATGAAAGCCCTTGCAGAAGCGCACGTCGACTGGTTCCTCAAAGCGGTCAGGCCGCTCCTCATCGACAACTTCATCCACGGTATCCAGCACGGCCTTGAAGAAGCTGCAAGAAGCCAACCGAAGGTACCGCCTATCTTTCCGTGGCCTCCTAATCCTGCTATCATCCCTCATGCTCCTTGGCAGCCTCCCACGCCAGTCTACACCCACCCTGCGGGTTACGAGGTCGTATCGACAGGAACAGGACCACACGGGGATACCAAGCTGGAGCCTGTCCCTCCAGTGGCAAGAGACGGAGATAGTGATCTATACTGGGACGGAGAAAGGAGCGGCGATTACTGAAGCCATCCTGAGAGGAAAGGAGTACAATGGCCTATAGGACAAACCAAACAGGGAACTCTTGGTCCCTCAGTTCATTCGTTGGCGTGTACGCCACGACCGGCACCCTAACCGTTGGTTGGGGTCTACCAGAGAAAAGGAGAACACCAAACACCATGGACATCTACGAAGCCTACATCGTCGACCTGATGGCCGGGAAGATCATCAGGCACCTGACCGTCACCGGACGGACCGAGACCGACGCAACGTCCCGGCTCAACCTCACCTCGGAAGAGCTGAAGAAGCAGGACGAGGGCGAACTCGAGATCATCCTGCACGAGGTCGGCACCTTCGAGCGGATCCCGGTCACCCGGACGAAGTCGGTGTGAGAAAGGGCCAGAGCATGACCATACAGCGTCAGTACACCCCAAGACAGGTAGTCATCGAAGTCACCAACCAGTGCAACCTCGACTGCATCGGGTGTCCCTCCGCCTGCACAGCTCCCGTTCCCGTCGAGCAGTACGGGCGAGGACATATGGAGTGGGGCTTCTTCAAGAGCATCGTTGACCGGATCAACTTCCCGACCACGGTCGTGCTCTGGCTCAACGGAGAGCCCCTCCTCCATCCCCAGTACTCCGAGATGGCCAAGTACGTCTCCTCGAAGGGAATCCGCTGGTACATCACAACCAACGGCCACGTCCGGGACGAGGCAACCTTCACCCACATCGTCTCGAAAAGCTCCACCTGCTACCAAGTCCTGTTCTCTCTCGACGGCCTCCCCTCCGAGAAGTCGAAGAGCATCGAGATCACTCGCCCCGGATCCAAGCGCAACTTCGTCCTCAACACCATCGAGGACTTCATGTCCATGAACGACATGGCAGGCCACCCGGTAGACGTGGGCATCAAGCTCTGTGAGCGTGGCCAGGACACCGAAGAGATCGAGGAGTACATCGCAACGTGGCTCGCCGAAGGCGTGGACTACGTCGTGATCGGGCGGATGCTCTCTCAGCACAACCCTCAGAGCCTGCGTATCTACCCCTGCCGGTACTTCTGGGACCAAGCCATGGAGATCCGGTGGGACGGCACCGTGATCCCCTGCAGCTACCACCTCGAGGTAGCCAACAACCACGCCCTCGACATGGCGCAGCTCGACAAGGAGACCCCACTTCTCGATGTCTACAACAACAGCCGCTACCAGTCCCTCCGCCAGTCCCACGCCCAGGGCATCTTCCCTCCACCCTGTGACACCTGCGGCTTCGCCTACTGCGGAGACGGCTTTGACGGGGTCATCCGCTTCCGCTCCAGCAAGCTCGACTCTGTGGTCGGTGGTCAGCAGATCTTCTGGCACTCCGACTACTACAACCAGTTCTTCTCCTTCAAGAAGAAGCGGGTCGGCATCAGCTACACCCGAAGCTGGGAAGACACCATCGGCAAGGACTGCGAAGCCATCAAGGCAGGAGCCACCATCGAAGGAGCCCAGCCGTGGCCTCCAAGGTAAAGCCCGCCAAGACTCTCCTCGAACAGGGACAGGAAGCGGAGAAGCAGTGGGCAGCGGACATAGGAGGAGCAGACGAAAACCTGAAGGAGTTCGCCCTCCACTACAACGCCGCCATGAAAGTGACCCGGAGGTCGATAGCCGACTTCCTCCTGATCTCGAGAGCCCTACCCAACCTGAAGTGCTACCCAGGGGAAGCCATCAGGATCCTTCGAAAGGTAACCGAAGATCTGGAGAGAGTTGGAAGCCTCTTGATGTTTGGCTACGTCCAAGCGAGAGATCAGTTCGTGAAACTCCCGAAGGATTTGAAGTCAATTACTCTACCCGCCCTCTACTCTCTGTCTGCTTCAGTCCCGAAGAGTACCAGCGACTCATCCGAATGAAGACGAGGCCCCTGGCCCAGACCGACATGGAAAGGACAATCGCCGCCAACTTCAACGAACACACCATCAAGGAGATCTCGAAAATGGTAGGGAAATCCCTATCCTGGACAGCAACCACAGCAAGGAGAATAGGACTATGCAAGCGAAAACCGAGGAGCTAGTAGCCCTCGGCCCTGACGTAACCGTAGCCGCCGCTACCACAGCCCACTGGCTCTCGAAGTGGATGTACCACATCCGCTCGAACGTCCCCGCCATCAACCTCGACTTCCAAAGTGAGGACGCCAACATCGGATCTCTCGAGGTAGGAGACTTCCGAGATGGAGTAGAGGACCCCACCCAGGTCCTCATCCTCGGCTCCGGTCCCTCCCTCCATCTGGCCGACGACATCATCAAGGACTGGAAGGGCATTCTCGTCGCGGGACCCACCAACGCCGCCTGGGCTGCAGCCCATGGCAGAATCCCCGACATCATCTTCTCCGTAGACGCGAACATCGACAGCGCCACCGCGCTCGGCGACTTCGACTGGTGGCAAGCAGGCACTATCCTCATGTGTTCCCCCGACTGCAACCCTGCCGTAGTGAACAAGTGGGAGAGCAACCGGCGATGGTTCCTTGCCCACATGTCCCCACTCGATGGCAGCCTCCAGCCCGACCGGGAGATGTACAACGTCCTGCTCCACCTGATGTTCCCCGAGATCACGACCTGGGGCTTCATGGCAGGCTGCACCCCGGTCCAGGCCATCCAGCAGATGCACGTCTGGGGAAAGAGCCACGGTGTCGAGAACATCTTCACGCTCGGCACCGACTTCGCCTACTCCGACAAGCTCCAGCGCCACCTGAAGTGGGAGTACAAGAACAGGAAGTGGACCCAGGTGGGAGACGGCCTTCAGGAAGAACGCCCAGGAACCCAGATCATCGAGGTCGACGGGAAAAAGACCACCCAACAGATGGTCTCCTATCTCGACAACTACTACAAGGTCATCCTCATCGACAGAGTGAGCGTCTACGACTGCTCAGAAGGGATCGTGAAGTGGGTACCAAAGGCAGACATCCGAAAGGTCATCGAGACAACCGGGCGGGCGTACGCTCCGCAAACCCCCGACGAGATCAAGACCAACATGCAGGAGTACCTGCAGCTCCAGATCGACAACCAGACCGCGAGAGCCCAAGCGGCTTCCATTTCTGGAACCTCTACCAAAACTGCCCGTTCAAGTTCTATCTTCGATATGCTCGAGGTCTCGACGTCCGATGGAAAGCCGAGCCTCTCGTGGCAGGGGGAGCCTTCCACGCCGGAAAAGCCGAGTGGTACCGACGAGGATCAACTCGAGCTGCCATTCGAGCCCTCGAAAAGACCATCGAAGCCAGCCGAGGAAGCCTAGAGGATCCGACTGCGGTAGCCCGCCTCTCCCGTCGTGGCATCACCATGCTCGACCTGTGGATCCGAAAGCACGGCGAACAAGACCTGAAGACCTACACCGTCTTCAGCGTGGAGGAAGAGATCACCGTCGCCTTCCCACACCTCCAGAACTTCTCGTTCACCTGCAGGCCCGACACTATCTTGCAGCGCAAGAACTCGAAGGACCTCATCATCATGGAGACCAAGACCTCAGCCTTCTCCTGGAAGCTGACCGAGCTTGGTGTCCTGAACGGAGAGCAGGCCACAACGTACCTGTACGCGGTGCGCTCCAAGTACCCCGGCATGAACGTCCTCGGTGTCCAACCCGACATCTCGTACTGGAACAAGGGCAGCGAACTCATCGAGAACATCCTGAACATCAGGCCTCCCATCGTCGAGAGATCCAATAGGGACACAGCCGAGTTCACCCTCGGTGTCTCCTCGGTGATCCTCGACATCTCGGCGCGAGTCCAATCCCTGGAGAAAGGAGAGTTTCATCCCGTCGCCCTGTTTCCCAGGAACACGGCATGGTGCAACAGCTTCAACCGGCACTGCGAGTTCCTGCCGATCTGTCGCATCTACGAGAGCATCAAGCGAGATGAGCCGCCCCCCGGATACGTGATCGACCCGTGGCGAGACCGGGCATCCCTCATCAACTTCACCAGAAAAGGAGGTCTCATAGGCAACACAACACCGAAACTGAAAGGAGGTCCCAGAAATGAGAAAGGCTCCACTCGTCGCCGTTCTCCTGCTATCCCTACTCGAAAGAGCAGAGCCGCAAAGCCTGCTTGACTTCGGTAGGCAGGAGTGGAATGCCATGACACAGGTGCAGAAGGGAGCCCTCGTCATGGGGTACCAGATGGCCTCGGCAGCCGTAGCCCTGGCCGTCTACAAGAACTACGGCATTCCCCTCGAAGAGTCCATGCAGCTGGTCATCCTCAACGTTCCCGTCTGGGATCTGGTCGAGGAAGTCGACCGCTGGTACAACACCCATGAAGGGGATACACTGCTCTACACTCTCATCGCGTTCCTCGGAACAGGAAGGAGTACCAATGCCCAAAGTCAAGATCCAGGCAAAAGCAAAATCTGACTCCGGGTCTGACCCCAAGCCATCCCCAAAGAAGAAGTCCGAAATCGTCATCGGGTTCACCAGTGATCCTACCTCAGCCACCCGAAAGGTCCTGCTCGCAGGGAACTCGGGTGTCGGGAAGACGCGGCTCGCCGGGCAGTGGCCCGACCCGATCATCATCAACCTGGAGCAGAAGCTCGAAGTCCTGAAGAAGCTCAAGATACCCTTCGTCGACGTGTCCCAGGAAGAGGACGCCTATGCCTCCACCCTGGCCATTCTCCGTGCCCTCCGAGACAAAGACGATCCCTTCTCCAAGCTCAAGCCCTATCCCAAGACGGTCGTCCTCGACTCCATCACGAGACTCTCCACCAAGATCGAACACAACATCGTGCTGGGTCACAAGGAGTACGGCAAGGAAACCCAGGAGGAAGGCCTCTACCTCTCCGACTACAACATCGTCGGCAGGCGCATCTTCGTCATCCTCGACCTCCTGGTCGAGACCGGCCTCGACGTCGTGGTAACCTGCGGCATCACGCCCACCCAGGACAAGGGAGGCGACGTCTACCTCGACCCCAACCTCACCGGCAAGAAGCTGGGTCCACAGATCGCCCACTTCTTCACCGAGGTCTACTACATGGACAAGTTCGTCGGGGACGGCAAGCCCAGGTTCATGCTCTACTCGACGCACGCTGCCTTCCGGCACGCCCGAACATCGTGCGACGTTCCCATGGAAATCGAGGACCCCTCCCACAAGGCCCTCGAGAAGTTCTACAGGTCCTAACTGGTCGTTGACCAGACAACATTCAGGTTCGAGGAGGCATTCGATGGAAAAGCTGTTCACCATGTACGCCCTCAAGAAGGGCAAGAAGTTCCTTCGATACGATGGCACGTTCTCGAAGAACGTGGGGCCGGACACCCTCATCTTCATGACGAAGAAGAGCGCAAAGGAGGAACTCGAAAGCTACGAGAGTACCTTCATCGAGGAGATCTCCATCACCTACAAGTGGCAGGTCTAGCCACACCGAGTAACCAACCAGTCGTTGACTGGTTCCATATCACACACTGAGGAGGGCCTCATGGCCAAGGAATCGACCAAGATCAAGTTGACCGGCGTCTACAAGGCTTCGGGAGAAGTCGGGTTCAAGCCCCACGATGCGGGCATGTACCTCTTCGAGATCACCAAGTTCGATCCGAAGTGGGTGTCCAAGAAGGGCAAGCCCGGCCTGTTCTTCGAGCTGACCTCCCGCAAGGGACCGGATCAGGAAGACGAGCGGGATGCCTCGGGCTGGACCTACCGCCACTACATCATGATACCGCAGCAGGGCGAGCCCGCTCCCAAGCCTTTCGTCGTCAACCAGCAGAAGAACTTCTCCGCCGCCTTCGCGTTCGAGGTCGACAAGAACGACAACGTCGACTTCTCGGATGCCGAGGGACGGCAGGCCTGGGGTGACGTGTCGCACCGTCTGGACGACAACGGGAAGCCGCAGGAGCAGGTCCGAGAGTGGTTCAACACCGAGGACGTCCAGGAGGAAGACTAGGCATGAAGGGAAAGGCCTCGTTCGTCATGTTTGATCGAGGCCTCTTCCACGGCACCTTCGGCTTCGTGGTGGATGGACACTACCCAAACGTCCACCCGAAGCCGATGTTCACCGCTCTGGACAAGTTCAGGACCGAGTTCCCCTGGGCTGAGAGAGTTCTCAAGATCCAGGGGGACTCCCCTGACCTGGAAGAGCTGGTGACGGTGGCCAAGGAAAGAGGCTGGGTAGTCCTGTCCGAGTCCAACGGGAGGGCTCGTCCATCCTGGTTCGACCGTGTCGACTACCGATCCCTGATCGTGGACAACTCGGGGTGGATAGGCTTCAAGTTCCAGGAATTCGTCTACAGGCCAGACCCGCACGGTCAGCTGGTGGAGCCAGACATCCCTCGGGAACTCAACGGCATCCTGTACATCGACGGGTCCAACAGAGAACTCAAGACCATCTTCGAGTTCATGGCATCATGCAAGCGCACATGGAGGCTGTATGTTCCTCAGGCCGACCGGCTTGAAATGGCTCTGGATATCCCTTAGGGTCCTCGTGGCGACAACCCTCGCCTACCTGACCTGGAGGTTCCTCGTGGAACCATGGCTTCACCGTCGAGCCGTCGAGAAGGTAGCGGACACAATTCCCGACGGGATCGCTCTCCTCGAAGCAGACCAGACAGCCTTCGAGGTGGAACACGCACAGAAGATCGAGGAGGTGAGACGTGAGATGGCTACTGCTCGTCACGATGCTGTTGTCGATGAGTTCCGGCAGCGTTTCCGGCTCCCCCCTCGACTTCCCTGAGGAGCCCGACCTCACCTACACGGACGAGGACTACCAAGAAACCACAGTCCAGGTCGGGAGCCTACGCCAGAGCCTCTGGTACCTGAAGATGTACGGGCTTGCCCGTGAGGCCTACTACCAACTCTACGACTACGTCGAAGCATACAAGGAGGAGCAGCGGAAGGAGGTAGAAAGACAGATTCGAGAGGTCATGAAACAGAGGAACGTCGTCATCGCCGTCTCCGCTGTCTCCATTCCTGTCCTTCTTCTCCTCTCCGCTCTTCTCGCTCTCCACTAACCCCACAGGAGGTACCCGTGCTTTTCGAGCGCCTTCACAGCTCCTGCTCCCTCTGCCCCCTCCAGGAACGGCGGCGCGTCTGGGGACAAGGACCATCCAACCCCCTCTTCGCTGTCATCGGCGAGGCCCCAGGATCCGACGAGGACTACCAGGGCAAGCCCTTTGTGGGAGCCGCCGGTTCCATGATCACCCAGATGCTCTCAGCAGCGGGGGTCGTCCGCTCCGAGGTCTGGTTCACCAACCCTATCTGCTGCAGGCCGCCCAAGAACGACATCCACAGCCACGAGGCTGAGACTGCCCGAAGCTGCTGTGAAGTCGGCTTCCGTGAAGAACTCAAGTTCCTCCTGGAAAGGACGGATGTCCTCGTTCCGGTTGGGAACACAGCCCTCCTGGCCCTCGGAATCGAACCCAAGATTACCGAGAGGCGTGGCTACGTCCACCTCAAAAGCCCACGCACCAAGATCATCCCCACCTTCCATCCATCCTACATCCTCCGTGGCCAGTACAAAGAGAAGCCGACGGTGATCTGCGACTTGGCCAAGGCCAAAAGGATCTCCACAGACGGCTGGATTAAGCCAACCGAGAGGTTCAACACCCACCCGACCCTGAAGCAGGTAGAGGAGTTCGCCGCTCGTGTCCAGAGCTGGCTGGCCGTGGACATCGAGACAACCTCCCTGGACCCCACAACGGGTCACATCGTGGTGGTCGGCTTGGCCCTCTCGGCAACCGAAGCCATCAGCATCCCCTTCATCAAGCAGGGTGGACTACCCTACTGGAACAAAGTCCAGGAGCAGAAGGTCCGGAAGATCCTCCAGCGACTCTTCCGGGAACACCGGCTGCTCTTCCAGAACGCGCTCTTCGACGTGAGGTGGCTCCAACATGCAGGCTTCTCCATTCCGGAACGAGTCGATGACCTACTACTTCTCCACCATTCAGTACACCCTGAACTCCCGCACTCTCTACGTTACATCGCATCTGTCTATACTGACGTCCCCTACTGGAAGGGAGTTCTCCACGACCGAGTTGGTCGCATCACTGAGATGCCAGATGAAGAACTCCGAACTTACAATCTTCGGGATGCTGCGGTGCTTCTTCGGGCTTACCCGAATGTTCTTTCGGATGCTGATGACCTCGGGGTCACTGGAGTATATCGAGACATTTCCTGTCAGCTTATCTGGCCGATCCTGGAAATGGTTGAGACAGGTGTCCCACTTGATCGACCCTCTCTCGCCCGAGTCCGAGAGGATCTTGAGGGATCAAGCCAACAGCTTGCTGCAGATCTACGACAGCACCTGGGACTACCTCCCGCCTGGGATCCTGGCAAACCTGACCATATCCGGCTTCTCCTATACCCCACCGTCCCCAAGCAGTTCACCAGAGCTGCAGAAGCTCTTTCAGAGTACGATGGAAACTCTAAGAGGAGGAAGGACACCAAGAAGTACCGGGAACTCAGGGATATCGCCTCTATCCTTGAAGCCCGACGCCTTCTGTACCAGCCCACTTGCGCTAACCGTGTTACCGCTAGTGGCGAGTCCTTCAGCATCGACGACACGGCGCTCCTCGAGCGGAAACTCGCTGCCAGGAGGCGCAAAGACGCCATCCAAGCGATCACCAAGAAGAGGCCGCAGCACCTCGAGGAGGTCAAGGAGATCAACAGGCTCCTCACCTTCCTCGACCTCTACCTCGAGTACACCAAGAAGGAGAAGCTCCTCAACACCTTCACGGAGTTCCCTGTCCAGAAGGATGGCCGAGTCCATACCTCTTACCTCATACATGGCACAGCGACGGGCCGCCTCTCGAGCCGAGACCCGAACCTCCAGAACATCCCGAAGGAGATCCGCAAGGTCTTCAAAGCGCCGAAAGGCTGGAAGATCGTCAGAGCCGACTACTCCAACCTCGAACTACGTGTCCTGGCTTACGTCTCTGATGACCCGGTGGCCATCGACATGTTCGAGAGGGGCCTCAACGCTCACGATGTCAACACTGAGACCATGCTGGGCATCGACAAAAGCGACCCCAAGTGGGACATCAAAAGGAAAGGCATCAAGATGGGGCGCTTCGCGAGAAACTACGGTGGATCCCTTGAGTCGATCTACCGCAAGCTCATCCTGGCCGTCCCCGACTTCGACCTCTCCTTCCACGAGTATCAAGCTGCAGAGCGGCGCTACGAGGACGCTCACCCCGCTTACGTCAACTGGTTCCAGGAATCCTCCAACGAAGTCCTGGCCAAGAAAATGCTCCGAACCGTCTTCGGCAGGATCCGCATCTTCCTAGGAGACAACCACGAGATAGTCAGGGAGGGACCCAACTTCCTGATCCAGTCACCGGC